CTACGTTCAGCACAGACGTACCAACAGGCTATAATTTTGCTCTCCAGCTAGGCTATAATGCTACCCTGACAGGAGAGGGGTTCGCTAGTAGTGATACCTATACCTTGGCAGCCCGTGGGTTAAATAATAGCCCAGTTGGGGCGGCTACGGGCGCTATGTCATTCTACAATCTGACGGTGTAAGCCATGCCTCTGAAACACGGTTCCTCTCAGAAGACAATCAGCTCCAACATTTCGGAAATGGTAAAGGCTGGTCACCCGCAGAAGCAGGCTGTCGCGGCGGCGCTTGAAACTGCGCGGAAGGCGCGACAGTCTGGCGGAAAGGCGAAAATGCCAAACGTCAATGACGTACCGAAAGAACTTCGCGACTTGGCTCCGGCTCCGAAAGGCTTGCCGCACGTCAATTCACTGAATGTCGACAAGATGTTCTGGATTGACGATCCGGAAAAGAAAAAGACTGGTGGTCCCACAAAGGCCCCTCTCCCGACTGGCGCTCCGGAAAAGCTGCACGTCGGCCCTATTCACAGCCCCGTTGCTGGGCGCACGGACCACCTGCCGATGCACGTCCCGAGCGGCGCTTATGTCATCCCGGCGGATATTGTTTCAGCTCTGGGTGAGGGTAACACCATGGCTGGCTTTCGCGCCGTCAAAATTATGTTTAAGAATGCGGGAGGCGCTGCAATAACTGGCGCTGAACAGGAGGGGGATCCGGTCGCTATTGTCGCCGCCGGCGGCGAATACGTCCTGTCTCCAGAAGAAGTCATGTGGGCTGGCAACGGCGACATGGACCGGGGCCACGCGGCTCTGGATGAGTGGGTAAAGGGCACCCGTTCTGAAACAATCAAGACGCTTCAGAAGCTGCCCGGACCCAAGAAAGACTAGAGGAGAGGGTAACTTGGCTGAGAAAAAGGGTGAAAAGAGAAATAATCTGGTTGTCCGCGTGGGGACTCCGGACGATCTGGATGAAATTATGGCTCTTGGGATGGCCGCCTGCGAAGAAAATGGCTTTGTCTCGCCAAACCCGGAAAAGCTGCTGTACGAGATTTGGCCCGCGCTGAACCGCGACAAAGGCATTATCGGCATAATCAGCGAGCCCGGCGGACCGGCTGAAGGTGCAATCCTTTTGAGAATTGGCAACATATGGTATAGTGACCACCAAATTCTAGAAGAACGCGCTGTGTTCATTCACCCTGATTTCAGGGCGGCAAGTGGCGGAAGAGCTAGAAAGTTATGTGATTTTGCTAAAAAGGTCTCTGACGAGCTTGGCATGCCCCTCACGATTGGCGTCCTTTCCAATCAAAGGACGGAGGGGAAAGTCAGGATGTATCGGCGAATTTTTGGCGAACCGTCCGGCGCTTTTTTCCTGTACGGGAAGAAAACCGGCGAGTGGAAGCAGGCGGCGGAGTAGCGCCTCCTGTTGACCGGCTGGGGCCGGAAAACGGAGAAATGGTATGGGCGGTGGCAAGTCGCAAACTACTACACAGCAGGTGCAGATCCCCCCGGAGGTACTTGCTCGCTACAATGCGGTAAATGCTCGCGCCGAGACCGTCGCCGAACAGCCATTCCAACAATATTCTGGAGACCCCAACGCCTTCGTCGCCCCCATGACGGCGACGCAGCAGGCGGCGGCGTATAACATCAATCAGGCCGCTGGAGCGGCGCAGCCCTACTATCAGGCCGCCACCGACGTGGCACAGCAGTCGTTTAACGCTGGCCAGCCAACATTCCAGCAAGGTGTCGAGAACATCTCCGGCGCGTCGCAGGCGTCTCAGCCGTATTATGGGCAGGCGCAGCAGCAGTTGGCTTCTGGCCTTGGTCAGGGCGCAGCGGCTAACCAATTTGCGGCGCAGTCTCTTGCTGGGGCTCAGGGGGCAGCACAACCATATTATCAAGCCGCAACCGCGGGTACTCTTGCTGGACTTGGCGCTGCTGCCCCACTCAATCAGGCTGCGCAACAGTTTGCTCTGCAGGGCAGTCAGGCGATTTCTCCGGGGCAGTTGCAGACGCAGCAGTATATGAGCCCCTACACACAAAACGTTGTCGAGGCGACCCAGCGGGCGCTGGGGCAGCAGTTTGGCCAGCAGCAGTCGCAGCAGCAGGCCGAAGCCATCCGGGCCGGAGCATTTGGCGGTGACCGGGCTGGCATACAGCGGGCAATTCTTCAGGGGCAACAGGGGCTCGCGCAGGCGCAGGCGATTGCTCCCCTCTATCAGCAGGCGTACACGCAGGCCCTGCAAACGGCCCAGCAGCAACAGGGCCTTGGACTGTCGGCGGAGCAGGCCAATCGCGCCGCCCAGCAGGCGGCTGGTCAGCAGTTGGCGGCCCTCGGTCAGCAGCAGTACGGTCAGCAGCTTGGCGCAGCGCAACAGATGGCGGGGCTTGGACAGGCTCTCTACGGGCAGGGCATCACTGGCGCACAGACTGCGGCCAATCTCGGCCAGACCGCATTTGGTCAGGGGGCCACTGCCGCGCAGCAGCTCGCGGGCCTTGGGCAGCAGCAGTATCAGCAGGAGCTTGGCACGGGGCAGGCTCTTCTTGGCGCTGGCGCACAGCAGGCAGGGCTTGGCCAGCAGCAGGCGAACCTTCTTGCCAGCCTCGGCACGGGAGCACAGCAGGCCGCCATGTCGGGCGCACAGGCTCAGATGGGCGTTGGAACCGCAGAGCAGCAGACGCAGCAGGCGGGCCTGCAGGCGCTATACAACCAGTTCCAGCAGGAACGCGCATACCCGTTCCAGTTGGCGCAGTTCCTTGCCAACATTGCGATGGGCACCGGCTCGCTGTCTGGATCCACGACAACGACGACGCAGCCTGCGGGCTTCTTCTCGGACGAGCGTCTGAAAGAGAACATGCGCCCAGTTGGTAAAACCAACGACGGCCAGACCATTTACAGCTTCAACTACAAGGGCGAACCGCGCACGCAGATCGGGTTGTCCGCGCAAGAAGTTGCCAAGAAACATCCGGAAGCCGTTGGAAAAGCAAAGGTTCCGGGCCTCGGCGGCGCGGAGGCTCTTACTGTCGATTACAAGGAAGCCACCAAGGGCGCTGTCAAAAAGGCTGACGGCGGCGGTCTGGCTCCCATGCAGATTGCTGCCCCCGCTGGCCTACGCGGCATTCCTATCGCGTCTCCGCTGCAGGGCCTCGGCGCATTCACGTCTCCGGACTTCGCTGGTCCCAAGATGATCACCGGCAACATCCCGATACAGCCGGGCGCTATTGCTCCGCAGCTCGCGCCGAAGGCCGAAGGATATTCGCTTGGAACGCCTGAGTCGTGGCAGGCAGAGCTTGCGTCGCTGTACAATGGTCGCCCACTGGAGAGCGGCGAGCAGTACGGCCAGATGCGTCGGCAGCAATTGATGGACAAGTTGGCGGGCAACGATATGTCGCCCATGATCATCACGCCCCCTGAAGAGCCAAAGTTTGAAGAGCCTGTCTGGTCTGACAACTGGGCTCGCGGCGGATACGTTGATCGGCCCGGCTACTACGGCACGGGCGGACGCCCCGAACGCGCACGCGGCGGCATGACTGACGCGACGTGGCAGGCAATCCTCGCCGCTGTTGGCGCTCCCATTGGGATGTACGGCGGCAAGTCTCCGGCTGGCATGGGCGGGAGCACGCCCGGCTCGGGTGGCGGCTACGCCTCGATGGCCAAGAATCCTGTCCCCGTCGCCAAACTGGCAACAGCGGGACGCCCGCCGTCTCGCGGCCCCAGCGGACTTGCGCAGGCTGCGTCGACCGGTCAGGCGCTTGCGAACCTCTACCGGGTTGGTAAGGGCATTGGTCAGGACGTGGGGCTGATCTCAAAACCCCCGCAGCCCAAACCCGCTCCCGGCGGAAACACTGTCAATACGACTGCGCCGGCGAGCGCCGCGCGCTCTTCTCTCGAAGACATGTACACTGCCCCCGCGAGCGATACGCCGATTGACCTCGGCGACTCCAGCCGTGCCATTGATCTGGCCAAATTCCCGGAAGACGCCTTTGCGTTCCTCGCCCGCGGCGGACGTACTGGGTATCAGACTAAAGGATTTGTCGACAACGAGACGCCATACGCCAATGACGATGAAAGCTCGGCAGAATTTTTCTCTAAAGACAAAGCCATTAAGCCTGTAAATGCTGGGTCCGGTGATTTTACTGAACTCTTGGGTGAGACGATAAAGTCCGGAGCCAGTCAGCCAAAGGCTAACCCGGCGCAGCCGCCTAGCAATCGTCCGCAGGGTGGCGACAGCGGGGTTGCGGGACTGACCAATCTTCTAAAGACTGGCAAGTCTCTGTACGACGCCGGATCCAAGGCCGCCTCGGGTCTTGGTAACATCCTCGGTGGCGCTGAAGCTGCCGGGGCCGCGGGGGCTGCCAAAGCCGCAGGCGCAGGTCTCGGTGCCGCCGAAGCCGCAGGCGCAGGTCTCGGCGCATTGGGCGCTGAAGCCGCTGGCGCAGGGGCCGCGGGCGCTGCTGGCGCTCTTGGCGCTGAAGCGTTGGGTGCTACCGCTGCTACCGCTGCTACCGCTGCTACCGCTGCTCCTGCATTGGGCGCTGAAGCCCTTCTTGCTCTATTGCCATTCCTTTCCGACCCGCGCAGCAAGCACGACGACGAGGTCGTTGGCCACCTGTTCAATGGCCAGCCGGTGCATACCTTCAAGTACAACAACGGCGACAACAAGACCCGCATGGGCCTGATGACGACCGAGAGCGACCGCAGCGCCGTCCATAACATCGGCGGCCTTGAGATGCTCGACTACAAGCGTGCGACGGACGTCGCCACGGGGCTGGCTCCCCGGCAGGCTGCTCAGACGGGTGGCCTGTACGTCGATCCCGACATGCCTGCGGAGGGCGCTGTAGAGACGGCCCTCAATGTTCCACGCGAACTGCAGCCGCTGATTGCCAAGGCGTCGGCTGAGACTGGTATTCCGGCCAATCATTGCGGCAAAGATTGCGCAGGAAAGCGGCTTCCGCAAGGGCGCTGTTGGCGGCGCGGGTGAGATTGGTCTGGCGCAGATTAAACCCAGCACCGCTCGGGATCCGGGGTATGGCATGAAGGGTGTCGACCCTGAGAGCCTTCGCGACCCGCAGGCCAATATCCTGTTCGGCGCAAACTATCTGGCCAATAAGGCGCGGGCTCTCGGCCTTGATCCGTCAAGCCCCGAGGCGCTGATGGCGTACAATGCCGGTTCAGCAAAAGAAAAATACGCCCGCGACGTCATGGCCAAGGCCGGTCGCTACGACCCGGCAATCGACGCCAAGTACGCCGACTCGCCAGCCCGCGGCGCAATTGAGACTGCAAAAGACGTTATTAGTTCGGCGGACTCTCGTAACCGTTTCAGCAAAGAGCCCGGCCAGTTCGTGAAGGACACTCCGCGTTCGGCCCCGTGGCGCACCGGCGGCAAGAGCCTGCTCGGTAGCATGGGCGTCAGCCCTGATACTGCAGAGGCCCTGACGTCAGAGAACTTTGTCGTTCCCGCTCTTGCTGGTATTGGCTCGATGCTGGCCTCGACACGCCCCACTCTTGGCGGAGCAATCGGCGAGGGCCTTGTTGGCGGCACGAGCGCCTACACCGCCCTGCGTAAGCAGGAGACGGAAGAGGAGAAGGCTAAGGGGCCGGCGGCAGTTCAAGCGGAGACGGCGCGTAGCATCGCTATCGGTAACGTGCAGAAGAGCGTTCAGGTAATTGGTACGACCCGGATCGTATGGCTCGCTAACGGAACGCCAATGCGCTACGGAGAGTACATGGATTTGGTTGAAAGTGGCAAAGCTCCCGAGCTCTTGGGCAGTGTACCCACGGGGCCTGAAGCAAAAAAGAAATTAGAAGAAGCCGGTCTACCGACCGAAGACGCTGCAGTTTCTTCAAAAACACTTGCTACAGGGAAGACGCCTGTTGCGTCACCGTTTATTGACAATAAAACAATTGCCGTCGCTAAAGAAGATCGTAAGATCGTCGAAAACGGTGGTGAAGCCGGCACAATAGCCACGGAAGCCGCAAAAAGATATTCAACAGCAGTCAAGTCTTCCGCGGAGGCGGCAAGAGAAAGCGCCCGTTATATGGGCGATCTGGCCGAGAACCTTGCCAAAGCAGCTAAGGGTAAGGGCTTAAACGTAGCAGGGTTTGGCTTCAACGCAAGATCTCAAGTTGTTGGCGCTTTGAATACACTTGGCCGCGTCTTTGGGAAGGGAGACAATGCTTTTGGTGAAAGCGATAGTATCCAACAAATAAATGAGAAAATTTCCGCTCTTCAGGCTGCCGCCAGTGCCAAGGGGGCGGGGCAAGAAAGTTACGCGGCGCTTGATCTTTTGAAGAAAGCGATTGCGCAACCGAGCATGAACCCGAAATCTTTTGCGAAGCTATCTGCCGATCTAATGGTGCAGACACAGAGGGCGATAGATCGTGCAAGCCACTACGAAGCATATATCAGCTCAGTAAAAGGGGCGACGGGCCACCTTGCGTCAAAGGATTTTGAGCGTTTGCGCCCATCGTCCCAGTACACTAAGGAAGTAGAAGCTATATCAAAAATGATATTGACGGCTCCCCAAGTGCTTGCTGACATTCGCCGTGGAAAATACACGCCACAACAAGTTGACGCGGCATTCAAAAAGCGTTTTGGGTTATCTGGCATGAGCAGATATTTCATCGGAGGACAATAATGGACGAAGAAAATCCTCTCCTGAAAGATCCTTTTTTCGCTCCAGCCCCCGCGCAAACAAAAAGCGCGGAACCGGAAGTTCGTCCGCTCGATATACGTTTGAAAGATATAAATAAGCCACTTCCCCCAGACCCTACATTTCGCGAAACCGCGTCAGATGTTGGGCGATCTGTATTGTCGGAAGGAGCAAAGGGAGCCGCCGCAACACTAATGGGTGGACCCGGCTCTGTAGAAACATTTATTGCTAAGGATGTTCCAGAAGGTGTTCGTTCTGGCGCATTGTGGCTCGCTAAGAAACTTGATTTGATTTCTCCTAAAGAACAGGAAGAGTACGGTCAAAAATCGCTTCCGTGGGTAAGCAGTCAGACTGAAATGCAGAAGAAGGGGTATTCTTCCCCCATCATGCACTGGCCCACATACAAGGGTGTTGAGAAAACTTTCAAACCGACAATGAAGGCCGCTGGCGCTCCGGAGGCACTTACCTATGAACCGCAAACAACCGCCGGTAAAATTGCTGGTAAGGGTGCTGAATTTGCCGCGCAGGGTTTGCCGGGCGCAGTGCGAACTTTACCGGGTCGTTTAATTACTGGCGCAGGGGCGGGTGTTGGTTCTGAATTAGGCGCACTCTCCTCTGAGGATAAGGGCAGCGAAGAGTTCCGCAGACTTACTGGCGCTTTGGCTGGAGGTATTGGAACGGGGATTGCTGCCGGAGCAGTCGGCAAACTTTTTTCTGGCTTAAAGGGCCTTATTGCACCCGAAGGCGTGAGCAATAAACGTATAGCCGCCGCCCTTGCGGAAGATATTCGCCGCGGTCAGACAGCAATGACTATGGAGCAGTTGCGGGAAGCAATGCGCACTGGCTCGCCCCTTAGTGTTGCTGATATGGCTGGTCCTGAGACACGCAAACTTCTTGGCTCTATGGCTGAACGCACTCCGATTGCGTCTGAAGCTGCGACAATGTTCAATGAGGGTCTGCGTGCTCGAAAGGCGGAGACAGGGCAGAGACTTTCACAGAATATTCAAAATGTTTTTGGTGGTCCAATTGATGCCGCCCGCGCACAAGAGCTGGCGCAGCAGTCCGGAAAGATTATCCGCGATCAAGTCTACAGCATAACGCGATCTAATCCTCTCGCCCAATCCATACCGCAAAATAGATTTTCTTCTCTGTTAGACAGGCCAATTGTTCAGCAGGCAATGAAGCGGGCAGAAGAAACAGCAAAGAACAACCCCAGTTTTAATATTCGTTCGCCATCCATTACTCCGGGTAAAGCCGCTGTTCCACCACAGACAACAGGGACAACGTCTGGTGTAGTTACTACGCCCGGACAAAAAGCAGTTCCTCCAAGGGTTACAAACGGAAACTTGTCTTATTGGGATCAGGTGCAGCGGGAACTTCGAGACATTGGAGAAGTTGCGAAGAGGCAGGGAGACAACACGCTTGCGTCTTCCGCTCAGAATGCGCGAGATCAGATACTCAAGACACTCGATACTGTTCCCGGCTACAGAAACGCCCGGGGCGTTGCTTTTGAAACATTCAAGGCGGCTGATGCTCCGGAGGCAGGCTATAAGTTCTTTGGGAACATGAACAGCTTCAAGCGCAAAGAAATTACCGATGCGTTCAGGACAATGACACCAGAGCAGCGAGAATTGTTTGCCACGGGGTTTGCCCAGCGCTTGTCTGAAACGGCGGCTGGTGGTTTGACAGGCGTAAACTCTCTGGCAAAATCGTTCAACAATCCAGATTTCCGTAGCCGTGCGCTAATGGTTCTTGGCCCTCAGAGATATTCCGCAATACAGGGGCAGGTTCTCTCTGAACAATTACTTGGTAAAGTTAGAGAACTTAATTTTATTGCGGAAAAAGGGGGTGTCGCAAAAGCCGCAATTGCTGGTGGAGTTACCGCTGCCGCTCTCGAAGGAGCGTTCTTAGGGGGTCAATTTTCACCTGAACTTGCAATTAAAGCGGCTATCGGCGCTGGGGCCGGGGCTGCGGGTAAGCTCGCACTGGATGCAACCGAGAGGCGAATTGCCGACAAGTTACTGCCTCTGGCGACATCTACCGACCCACGAGACATACAGCGACTAGGAGACCTTGCTCGGCAGAACAGTGCCGTCGGGCGCTTGTTCAATAAAATGAGCACAATCCTAAGCAACACAGTGACTGCTTATGGGCAGGGCTCACCCACAACTGAGCGACCGGGCCGCGCCACTGGCGGATCGGTCAAGGGTGCGGTAAACTTGCGGGCACTGGCGAATGCGGCGCGGAAGCAGGTTTGTCAGAGCACTGAGGATTTTCTCAAGGAGAGCGACGATCAGGTCGCAAAAGCCCTTGAAGTAGCGAACCAGCACATTTGAGGTCACGCCAATGGCATCGTCGTACACAACGAACAAGTCTCTTGAGAAGCCCGCCAATGGCGACTACGTCGACAATTGGGAAGTCCCGGTCAACAGCGACATGGACGTCATTGATCAGGCGCTTGGCTCGACGACGTCGTTGAATGCCACTGCCGGGTCGGCGACGCTGACCGCCTCCCAGTACCGCTCCATGCGCCTGTACATCACCGGCAGCATTGCCTCTGGCGTGACGTACACCATCCCCTCCGGCGTCGGCGGGCAATGGATCATCGACAACGCAACGTCTGGCGCGGGGACGATCACCATCGCGTCTGCGGGCGCGGGGACGAGCGTCGTGTGTGCGCAGGGTAAGCGGACGCAGGTGTTCTCGGACGGCACCAACATCAACCTCGCAGACGACAACAGGACGCCCCCGGCTGGTTCCAACACACAAATCCAGTACAACGCCTCCGGATCGTTCGGGGCCTCATCCAGCCTGACGTGGAGCGGATCCACGTTGACGGCGACTGGCACGATCACCAACGGGACTGTCACGCTCGGGTCGAATAGCATATCGACGTCTGGCGGCACTCTGGCTGTCAGCGGCAATCTCAACGTTGACAGCAACACCCTGTATGTGGACGCAGCCAATAACCGCGTTGGCGTTGGAACGGCCACGCCCGGCTACCCGCTCTCGGTTGCCGGTGTCATACAAAGCACTACAGGTGGCTTTAGATTTCCAGACGGAACGACGCAGACAACAGCGGCCACAACATCTGGAACTGTGACTTCTGTTGGAACGGGGTCTGGCCTTACCGGCGGCCCAATAACAACGTCCGGCACTATATCCGTAGCGACCGGCGGTATAACCAGCTCAATGCTGGCCTCCGGGGCTGCGGTTGCAAATATTGGCTATACGCCCGTGAATAAGGCTGGCGACACCGTTACCGGAACGTTGACTGTCAGCAGCACATTTACGGCAAGTGCGGCGGCTATTGTTTCCGGAAATTTGACCGTAGACACCAATACGCTTTTCGTTAATAGCAGTACAAATCGCGTGGGTATTGGTACTCTGGCCCCTACGCAGCCGCTATCCGTTGCAGGTGTCATTGAGAGCACTTCGGGAGGCGTAAAGTTCCCGGACGCGACAACGCAAACAAGCGCGGCATCGACAATCCCTTCAATGCAGGTATTTACCTCCAGTGGAACATTTACTGTTCCCGCGGGCGTTACGAAAGTCCGAGTGACTGTTGTTGGTGGCGGTGGCGGATCTTCGCAATATTCTGGCGGCGGCGGAGGAGGCACGGCCATTGAAGTCATTACCGGATTGACGCCCGGCGGAACCGTTGCTGTAACCGTTGGCGCTGGAGGCGCGGGGTCGACTTCCGGAGCCGGTAGTTCTGGTGGAACTTCGTCGTTTGGGGCGTATTGCAGTGGAACTGGCGGAGCCGGTGGGCCAAACCTTACGGGTCTTGGCGGAGCCGGAGGCATTGGGACTGGCGGCGGATTGAATATTGCGGGCTCATATGGGGGCGCGGGCACCGGCTTCGAAATTGGTGGTGGAGGGTCGTCGTATCTTGGCGGAGGAGGCTCAAGCGCCAATGCCTCATATTCTGCAAATGGAACCGCCGGCAGGGCTTATGGGGGCGGAGCTGGAGCAGGAACATCCTCTGCTCGGTCAGGTGCCGCTGGCGTCGTGATTGTCGAATATTAAAAAAGCCCCGGCGTAATGCCGGGGCAAGTCAGTTTCGGAGTAATCCAACAGGGACAAGGGCATGGAGTAACATGAGACCCAATGTCCACCCGCCAGAACCATTTCTGACGAGTATTGTGCGCGTTCGATTAGACGCACAATTCTTTACCAGAATCTAGACGCTGTTGGTGCGCCCGGATCCCGTGAAATATTGTCGAATGATCTCGCCCGCCAAACATGCGCCCAAGCTGGGGCAGGGACAAGTCTGGCCTCTGACGTTTAATCTCCCACATTGCCTCTTGCCGAGCAAGCACAAAATGCCTCTGGCGCACAGGTCCGCGCATATCTGACACAAGAATCCCGTGCTTAAGGGCAATCTCGTACATGATCCTTTGCGTATCGTTAAGGTGCTTTGGTGGCTCCATCTCTATGACGGCATTGTCTTCGCTTTGCTCTATCTCTGCCGCCTTTTTCTGCTCCGGAGGCGGCAGTTTTTTGATCGGGAGTATGATGACGCCATTCTTTATCGCTGCCTCTCTAGAGGCCGTTTCAATGCGTTGACGGACATTTTTGTAGTGCTGATAGAGTGCTTCCGGCGTGTTAAATTCCATTTTACTTTCTCCATTCTTGAATTTTTTCTTCGATGGCCAAGACCATCACCAGCGTGAAGAAGCCGCAACCGACAACAGTCAGGACGGTAATTGCGGTGGCGCTAATAAGCCCCAAACCAAACAGGTAAGACATCTTTCCCCCTAGTCCCAATAGCCGGGTGCCCTGCGCACCATGGCGACGTAAATTCTCTTGTAACGTTGCGCACGCTTACGCAGACGGATTGCCCAGCCCCGCGTCCCCGCAACATGACAGGCCGACATCTCGGCGTCGGTGCGCACGCCGCTCTGGATGCACAGACGCATGTGCGCAATGCCAGCAGCAATCCCATACTCGGCCTCGTTCAGGCGGCGCGGGTTAAACCCCATGGCGCGGGCAGACTTTGGCATCACCTGCATGACGCCCCTCGCCCTGCCGTGGCGCGTGCGTGGGCCTACTGCCTTCGGATTAAACTGGCTCTCGACATAGGCTATCTTGACTGCTGACTTTACCCATCGCTTGCCCAGCTTCTTTCTGGCCTGATGGGCAACCATGCGGCGCACGATCTGCTTGCGCTTCGATATACTACGGACATGTCTGATGTCCTCATTGTATGCGATGACGGCGGGGGCTTTTAGCCCGCGGCTCCAATAGTTTTTGTCCTTGCGGAAAAAGTCTGCCGCATCATTCTCTTGCGCGGCCACTGGGCCGACAAATGCAATCACTGCTGCGAGTGTGAGGGCTAATTTCATTTTACTTCTCCTTCTTTGGTATTTTGCTAAATGCCCCGTCGACAATTTGCAAGCTCTCCTCTAAAGCCCTTTCGGCCTTTTCGATTTCGATTGCGGCAAGTTCCGCGTAGCCCGCGATGTCGCGCCAACTGTCAACATGATTGTTGTCGCCCTGCAGGATGCGGGTGACTTTCAACGCAATCATTTCCAGACTGGTCACTTGCGGATCAGTCAATTTGCCTTTGCTCCAATTTGGCCCCGTAGCCCACAGGCGCAGGGTGTCTTGGATCATGCGAGCAACGTCGCCGTAATTGCCGCTGACTTTTTCTCTTTCGTTCAATATCTCGTTTACGTTTTTCATTTTTCCCTCTTCTATTTAGACGGCTTCAGTGCCGCCAACAATGAGCGTTGCGTCATGTCCTTATGCGCAAGGACGCCCATAACTCTCTCGTCGATAGTTCCCCTACCGATCACATGCAGAATGCGGACAGGCTTTTCTTGACCCTGCCGGTGCAGTCGCGCATTGAATTGCTGGTAATACTCCAAGGACCACGTCAGGCCGAACCAGACAATCAGGCTGCCGCCATTCTGCAGGTTGAGCCCGTGCCCAGCAGACGCCGGGTGGGCGAGAAGCATTTTAATCTCACCGGCGTTCCACCTGTCAATGGTTGTTTGTTTTTTGTCGAGGACAACTGCGTCGGGGAAGCGGGCCTGCAACCGGGCAAGATCCGACTTGTAGTTGTATGCAACCAGCAGCGTCTCGTTTGGATTGTCCTCGACGATTTCCTCCAAGGCGTCCAGTTTGGCCTTGTGCGTCTCTGACCAGTTATGCTTGTCGTCGGTGTAGATTGCCCCATTGGCGAACTGCAGGAGCTTGTTGGCGAGGACTGCCGCTGTCGCCGCCTCGACCTCTTCGCCGTCCTCCAGCTCCGCCAGTAGCGTCTTCTCGAAGTCCTTGTATATCGCCAGCGCCTCGGGGGGCAGCTCGACATTTTCAACCAAGTCTATGCGCGGCGGTACGTCGAGATAATCATCCGCGCTCATGTGCAGGACGCGGGGCTGGATCAGACTGTGGATTTTGTCGGCGGCACCTTCCCTGATGTTCCACTTGTAGCCCATGTAGTCGCTCTCGAAGAACCGCTGCTTGTAGCCGGTCACAGTGCGACCAAGGGCCTCTCCGAAGTCGATCAAAAACATCTGGGGCCACAGGTCCAGCAGGCTGTTGGGTGACGGCGTGCCGGTCAGCAGGACCATGTATTCCGTCATCGGAAGAATGCGCCGCAGTGACCTGAACCGCTTCGTCGACGGGTTCTTGAAGCTGCTGCTCTCGTCAATGATGACCATGTCGAACGGCCACTGGGGGCCGTAGTGCTTAACGAGCCAGTCAACATTCTCGCGATTGATGACGTAGACGTCTGCCGAGGTCATCAGCCCCTCCAGACGCTGTTTTGCCGAGCCAGTGCAGACCGAGACGCGCATGTGATCGAGGTGCGCCCACTTGTAGACCTCCTGCTTCCAAACGCTGTTGGCGACGCGCAGGGGCGCGATAACGAGCGTCTTGCGTATCTGGAAGTCGTCGATCAGGTCGCTGACCGCCGTCAGTGTGGACGTCGTCTTGCCCAGACCCATGTCGAGGAAGAGGCCGCACCGCTTGCGGTCTTTGATGAAAGACACGGCGCGGTTCTGGTAAGCATGTAGATTGTTACGGTCTAGCATTTGATTTGGCTTACATCTTCCAGTTTTGAGATTACTAACACCGTGCAGCCAAGCGACCGTCGCTTTTCGTGGTCGCGCTCCTGCAGCGGCGTAGGCTTTTTTCCGGGGGCTTTACATTCTACAAATATGATCCTACCGCCCGGCAGCGTGACAATACGGTCTGGTACGCTCCGGCGTCCGGGAGAGACAAATTTTTCGCATAACCCCCCAAGGTCTTTCACTCGACGTACAAGTGCTCGCTCTATTTGCTTTTCTAGCATCGGCGAACCTTATTCGTCAATCGAGTTTCTGAAATTTTTGCATCGGGATCATGACGCACGGCTCGATGTCCTGCGCGTCTCCTCGGTCACGCCTTCCCGCGGTCTTCAGTTTCATTTCTGGCCAAGGATCTTCTGGCTTTAACCTGTACGCAAAAACACCGTCGGTCAGTCCAAGAACCAGAATGAATGCTATATTGTGTGTCTCTTTCCAACGACGTCCAGCCTGCCACTTGTGTGCGCTGAGGATCAGGCCGCCCCACCCGTCCAACGTATCGTAGTCGTAGTTTCGGCATTTAATCTCCATCACGGCCACGATCCGGCCTTCGCGGGTCAGAGAATAATCAACTTCGCAGGCGATTTTAAGTTTTTCTGCGTCGCAGTCCCACCGCTGCTCCAGCATTTCGGCGATCACCCGCTCATTCTGGCGGTCCTTGTCGCTCTCGTACATCGGTCGCGGCATTTATCAGTGGCCCTTTGTGAGTCTATTGAGTGCCTTGCCGTTCCAGCTTTCTGTCCCGGATATATAACGGAATTATCCAGAACAGAAACCATCCTTCGCGAACAGCGGTATCACGCTTGGTATGACCGTAGTAGTCCATCCGCTTCCTCTGCTGAATCCATATCCGGTGAGTAATCATCTTTCTGGCCTTTTATTTGTCTAGGGCTTGCTTGGCTATTGTGCAGGCTTCATCGCACCGAACATCTTCCAGTTCTGATATTTCCTGTAACGCTGCCCGCATCCTTGTGTTTTCTATTTCGAGATCGAGCCGCGCCGCTTCCGTGTGGCAAAGCGCAATATGCAGGCGTTTATAGTCTGCGTCAGAATAGTTGAATTTGTCGTTATCTTCATCGGTTATAGGCATTGCTTCTGGCCTTTCGTAAGTGTGGTGGTCGGAGTTCCACGTTATCCCCTGTTACGCATCGCAGCAGATCAGTTCGGCGATGACGCTATAGTGGCCGTGAGGGGCCTGCAGGGGTGTTATCAGGCACCCGCTCGTCCAGACAGTGTTGACGTCGTGCAGGCGGGCGTAGAAGCAGTATCTTATCATACTTTGACTCCCACGTCTGCCAGCGCCGCCCGCGCAAGTAGAAGGTATTTGCCGTAGTCCATGTCGCACGGCATCTTCTCGGGCAGCTCCATCATGGGTTTTGCGCCCTCAGACCGCGGAACCCGGTTGGAGTTCCTCGCGTAGTGAATTGCCTCGCCCTGCATGACTTCTGCCGAGTAGTAGAACCGGACCGCCTTGCCAAGGAACTGTCCCCGCCACACTGCGCCGCCCGTCACCGTCCGGATGTGTACGAACCGCGTAACGTCGTTGCTGGTTAATATCGTATTGCTCAGTGACGTTCCTGCGCTCAGATAATTGGCGACGGCGTCACTGACGATCTGGAAGTCGGCGTTCTTGTTCAGCAGCGGATCCGCATAGACGCCCTTGCGTTTGGTCTTGCCGTCCAGCTTAACCGCAATGTAGTTGTTCACGTCCCGGCTGTGCAGCGAGCGATAGTCTGACCGCTCAAGCTCGAAGCTGGTCTGCATCGACCACTCAAACGTCACGCCCATGATCTTGTCTTCGAGCGCCTTGTCGAACAGGACGACGACGCCGTCAGTGTTGGCGCTGACGACCTTCGCTCCAGCGCCCTCCAGCATCTCGATCAGCATCAGCAGGCAGAGCTGGCCGGTTACCGTCGTCTGGATCATCAGCTCCGGCGCGTACAGGCTGGAGTACATGCTGCCCAGCTTCCCGAACGACCCGTTCACGACAATCTTCAGGGTGTCTGCTGTCACCTTGTCTCCCGCCGCCTTCGCCTTCAGTCTCCGCGCGACGATGTCCTTGTAGACTGTCAGGAAGTCTGCCCCCATGGACTTCGGCGACAGGCGCTGCTTCAGGATGATGTTCGGGTAGTAGCTTGCGACGTCGAAGTCGGCAAGGATCTGCTCGGATGTTGCCTTGACGGTGCGGGACTTCTCGCAACTGTGCAGGCCGCCAATGCCCATCCGGTACTCGGTCTCGCCGATCATAATCTTCTTGTCCTGCAGCTCTTTGGGGAGCTGCACAGAGCCGTTCAGCCCGACGGGGAAGTCGCTGTTTAGAACCATGCGGAACACTTCCTGCAGGTGCGGCGACTGGAACTCAACGAAGCCGGGGTCTTCGTACTTCAGCAGGGAACCAACCTCGACCTTCCGCGGCTTGTAGGACTTGCCGGTAAGCTCGGTCAGTTCATGCTTGATGACCGCCTCGGCGATCTGGGCGTCGCTCTTGCTGCGCAAGTCGATCCCGCCGTATTGCTGCCCCATCTCCTCCCGCAGGCGTATCTGGCTCTCCAGAGCCCGGTAGAGGCGCTCGGTAGTGTCGAGATCGTTTGCGCAGTATTTCCGCATCTCTGCCGCCTGATCGGCGCTGATCATGGCGTCAGGCTCTATGGGGAGATCCTGCATGCGCGGAGCGTTCAGCCTGCCCCCGTAAATCTTCAAGCTGGCCTTTCCGGGCGCTACCTCGAAGAGGTCGACATGGTCCCACTGCGGCAGCTCCAGATCATGCTGCTGCGCGATCTTCCACGCCGGCAACTTCGACTTGATCAAGTCGTCGGACAACTCTTTTATCTGCGAGCATTTCCACCCGGCAAGGGCGGCGGCAATGATGTAGAGATCGTAGGAATTACCATTGAAGCTGATTGTCGTGTCTGACGTCATCAGGCGGTTTATTCTGCGCGGGTCGATTGATTGACCCTCAAACATCTCAATCGTTGCGTACTTTCCTGTCTCTAATTTTTTGAACATAAGCAGAAAATAATTCTGATAAACTTCGCAGTCCAAGACGAGCATGAGGAGTAGCCTCTTTGTTTCTGATGTTGACAATTATTCCACCGCGACCCTTTTGGACCATGTCCATAAAATTGTCGCGCAGAGTACCTAAACGCAGATGGGCCGGGTTGCAACAGCGGCGATTGTCGCAGGAGTGCATCACAACGTCTTTCTTGCCGGTGATGTCTACGTCTGGATTGGCCAAAGAGAACGCTACGCGGTGAGCAGAATATAGCTTCTGGGCTATTTTTATGCGACCGTATCCGACGGCGGCGGCAGTTGATTTCCAGTCCCAACACTCATCATGGCCGCATACATCTACCTTCGCCCAGAACCGTTTGACATCCTTTTCAGTCATCTCTGGTATTGGCTGCGGCAAGTGCCTGCGTTTTCTTTTGGCCATGTTGCCTCCAAAAAATACTCCCCGGAAGTATTAGCCGGGGAGCGTGCTTTGGCGCAATTATTTCTTTGCTACCGCTATGTAGTCAAACATATTCTTACCTACGCGCCGCTGGAGCAGATGAACGCAGCCCATCTTGTATTGGGCGTAGGCGGCGTCGGCAAGTTCTCGAACCGTAAGGGCTTCGGCTTTTCGCTCTGCGCTCTTAAACATGCTTGGCTCTGCGGCGCGTGACAATTCGCCGGTAAAATAGACAAATTTCTCCCCGGGCTTCAATGTGCGGAGTCGAGCAATGGCTTCATTGTTATCTGGTTTCATTTTTCTCTTCCTTTCGATTGGTTTCAGTTTCTGATTTTAGGAGGGGCCCCGACAAGGGCTGGTACACTTGTCGGGGCTGTCTGGCTGTGCGATGACTAAAACGCCCACCAGACTTGCAGACGGCCATGGAGAAACCGTCCGCAATTACGCATTACATGAAGTCAACTTCGTCATCGTTAAATGCGTCGAAGTCATCCAAACTCGCACTCACGCCATCAGAGAACGGTTTCCCGTCCTTGAAGAACTGAACGCCGAGCAGGTTCGCGTTAATGCGCTTTCCATACTCGTTGTTCTGCGCCCACAGTTCGACCAACGCATTGACGTAGCACCCGGCATAGAGACGGTTGTCGTCCTCTGTCAGGATGCTCTTGTCGCGGTCAACCGCCATGGGTCGCTTCTGGGTACTGGCCTTGAACGACATGGTATTGTCGTACCCATCGTAGCCAATCTCATCCCCGTCTTTCATGCAAATCTTGTCCGGACCGAGCTTTGCTCCTTTAAGACCGGTCTTGATCATGGACTTGATTGCCTCGTTGATCTCTTCGATCTTGTCGGCGTGCTCGTCCTTGTTAAGTAGGAAAGTCGCCTCGTACTTCGTTTCCTTGCCGTTAAAAACGGCCTTATGGAAAATGCTCGGGAAGGAGAGGCGGACATTGTTCAGCTTGATTTTCATAGTTTTACCTTTCAGTTTTAGTTGAAACGCCGAAGCGTCTTTTTCGGATTAGTCTTCAAAATCGTCCGGGTCAACAGTGTCAAACATATCAACCACAGACTTTATTGCGGGCCGAGGGTCATGCTCCGGCGCGATGGTCGGCGCACCCTGCGGCTTCGTTATCAGGTGAGAAATTTTGTCGGCGTGTTTCTTGCCAATTAGTTTCTCAGCCTGCGACGGCGAAATCAGTTTCCGGCTGAAAATCTGATTGTCGTCGTAATACTCAGACAGGAACTCTTCCGCATCACTCTCGTCACGCCACTTACGCAGGCTGCGGCCCTCGACCAGTTTGAAGCCGTCAAAGTCTTCTCCGGTCAGGAGCTTTTCCTTAACGACCTTCTCGACAGCCGAGAGCCACGCCTCGATCATGGGCTTACGCAGCATGACCATGGACAACTGCTTTTGCGTGAGACTGTTTGCTGGCTTCGACGGTTCAAGGTCGTCAAAGTCGGCGAGGATGGTCTCGGCAGTCATCTTCATCAGCGCCGGGCACGTCGCCTTTGCCTTGCAGAAGCGGCACTGCTTCTCGCCCGGAATACGCGGGGCATCTGGATTCTGCGTCGCCTCCGCCGCCTGCCGCATAACCTCGCCAAACTTCATCAAGTCGGAGACTGAAATCTCAAACTCGCTGATATGGTCTAGCCGCGGCTGGACGATACTTACCTTGACGGTCTTTGGCCGCCATAGCCACTCGAACTCAGAGTAGGCTCCGAGAGCATACAGGAGTGCCTGCGGGTTATTATCCGCAAACACTTGAACACCCTTGCCGTACTTCAGGTCAATGACATGGAGGACGTCGTCAGTGATCAGGATCGTGTCCGCAGTGCCGAAGCCGTCCGTCACCCAGTCGGCGAAGCTGACGCGGCGTTCAACAAAGAGCGCCTTCACCTTGCGTTCCGGATACAGGTTCATGACGTAGTCGACGTACATCTGCACGCCGTCAATCATCTCCTGATCCTTCGTGTAGTCTTCCGGCGTCCCTTGGCGGTTAAGAACCTTCTCCATGATGTCGTGCGCTCGTGTGCCTTCCTCGGCGAACGATGACGAACGATCAGGGATACCTTCCTCCGCCGCGACTGAGCCGGGGCACGCCGACCAGCGATGCGCCCCGGACGCGCTCAACTTAGCGTGAGCCATCAGTTGAGCCCTTTCTTTTTCTCTTCCTCGTCTTCCTCAATGATCGCCGCAATCATTGCGCGGAGTTCAACGATCAGCTCGTCGATTGCCTCGTCGTGGTTCTCTGGTGGAACGGCTTTCACGAGTGTCGTACCGAGTGACGAGACAAGCGACGTTACCGCTTCGAGCACCGTAAAGTTCATCTCTGCGAACATGCGATCCATCACCTGCCATGCGGCGAGTATCTTGTCGTCGCTGCTGGTTACCGGGTCTTGGTTTTTGTTTTCTTCAGTCATAGTTCTCTCCTGATCTTGTCTGTTGTGCTGACGGTGCGGTAGCCAAACCCGTAACCGTTGCCTCTGCCGTCGCCAAATCCGTAGCTATAACCGTAGTTGTAGCCAGTGCCGTAGCCGTAGCCATAATAGCCGTAGCCGGAGCCAGAGCCGTCGTAGCCGTAGCCATAGCCAAAGCCGGAGCCGGAGCCGGAGCCGTCGTAGCCGTAGCCGTAGCCGGAGCCGACACCGTCGCCGTGTCCGTCGCCGTGACCGGCGGGGTAGAAGATGGGGCTCATAGCCCCCACCCATCCGGCACAGGGACGGAAAACACTTCAGCGCCCGCCGGAATGTCCACGTCTGCGATGGTCCGCAGATCGGCCTTGGCCCACGCGGGGTTGTCGATCATCCCACTGAAGCCCAACTCTTCCCATTTGAACACATGCAGCGCGTTGGAGATGTATATGCGTCCATCCTTGCGGGTCACGTCGCCTGCAAATATCCAGCCGCGATCCACAACCACAACTGCGCGTGTGCCTGTAGGTTTCTTGGCGGGGACGTATTCGATGCCGTTTACTGTGATGGTGTCCATTACTCAATCTCCCCTTTTGCGATGCGTGCTGCGATGGTCAGAAGCCTGCCGTGAATTTCGGCGTAGTGTTCCGGCTTGACGTTCTGGACGTGGTTGTAGCCGTATTCTTTCAGGATCGGCGGGACGATATTCCTGCCCCCGTTGGTTGCCTGCGCAATCTCGAACATGACTTTGTACATCTCGTCGTAGGTGATGCCTTGATCTGTCAAAGACTGATCGTCCACTGCCGTCTCTTCCGCCGGAGCTGTTACACGGTTGTCGCCACTTTTTTTCTTGGGCTTCTGAGCGGCCTCAGACTTCTTGTCCACAGGCGCATCTGCAACCGGCGTTGACGCTGGAGCGTCTTTTGACGCTAACTTCTCGACCGCGTCGGCCATGCGTTCGACCGCCGCGATCAACTTATCAAAATTCTGTTCTAGCATTTTGTCCTCTCGTTGCTCTTGTAGAGAATGATTGATTACGATATGAAACGATTTGTGTCAATTCCTGTGGGAGAGAAAGTTTGAAGCCGCTAACATCATCGAAGCTGGCCGCCCTTCTGGGCGTGTCAAAGGGCACAGTTCTGCGACTGGCTAAGGCTGGGGAGATACCATTCCTGCGCCTGCCGTCAGGGCATTACAGGTTTTATATTGAAGACGTCCGCCGGGTTCTGGAACCGACGCCGCTTGAGCTGTTGGAAATGCGCAGAAACAAAATTGACCGCAAATAAAATTATCCACAGGTTTCGAGGGGGTTCGGATGACCGAACAAAAAGCAAAATTCACCGTCACATACTGCAGGGACTTCAACTCCGCGAAAGCCATGCACCTGAGCTGGGAAGAGCTTCTGAAGGGCTTCGCCAAGTCGGTGGAGTATGACAGCAAGGAGGCGTCGGCCAAACGCGCCTCGTACATTGGGGGGCCGCTGACTGACCCGTCCAAGGGCCGCAAGGGCAACGTCGCTGTCCGCCACTTGGCCGTCCTCGACTACGACAAGGTCGACATGACGATTGGGCAGTTGAAAATCCTTGATATTGCCGGGCCGCTGTTCTACGCGGCCATTTACTCCACCTACCGACACACGCCCGAGGAGCCCCGCCTGCGGGTGGTTGTGCCCCTCTCGCGCCCCGTGCTGGCCGACGAGTACCCGGCGGTCGTGGATAGGCTGGCGGCGGAGCTGCGGCTGGGGACGCCCGACAAGTGCTCCTACGTCATGAACCAGCTCATGTTCATGCCGTCGCACCAGCCCGGCGTGGAGCCGTTCTTCATGGCCATCGGCAACGATTGCTGGACGGTGCCCGACGACTTGGCCACGGTCGAACAGTTCAACGATCTGCAGGACGACGACTTCGACGACCTCGACCAGCTCCTCGCCGAGCAGCCCCTCGACATCGAAGAGACCGACATTGACACCCTGCTGGAGAACTACCCCGCCGAGCCGCTCGACTACGACGAGTGGCTGACTGTCGGCATGGGGCTCTGGCACCAGCACCGGGGATCCGACGAGGGCTACCAGCGTTGGCTGGCGTGGTCGTCGAAGTCCGGCAAGCATGACCCCCGCCACATGCCGGTCAAGTGGCGCTCCTTCGGCGGCAGCAAGCGCCCTGTCACACTCGCCACGGTCATCCAACGGGCTGGTGGCCGCGACAAGGCCCTCGGCCTGCGCCCAGACAGCCCCGTCGTCGAAGACCTGCGCGAGAGAGCCCGCACGGTCACGTCGCAGGCGGAGTACGCAGCAGTACGCGAAGCCGTGCTCGGACTGAGCGACGTCGCCCTGCCTGCCGCCATGCGGTCGGAGGTCTGCAAGATCCTGCACGAGCAGTACGGCAAGGGCGTCGGCATGACGCTCTCCGAGATCAAGAAGGACATGGCCCGTGGAAAAGGCAAAAAAGGCAATCAACTGGCCTTGTCCATTACCCAAGACGTTCCGGCGTGGGCGCAGGACTGGGTGTACGTCGAGGCTGACGCGACTTACGACCGGGTATCCGTTCGGCACTCTATTGTCGGACAGTCTTTCCGGACGAAGTACGATCGCATGCCGGAGTGCGTCGCCGCACAGACGGACGCGATCAGCTACGTCACGAGGCACTGCAACCTGCAGACGGTCGCCAGCAAGATGTACTGGCCGGGGGCTGGGACCATCTTCCAGACCGAGGATGGACTAGACCGGCTCAACACCTACGTCGACGACGGCGTGGAGCCCTGCTCGACGCTGGAGGTCGACGCCGAGGCGCGGCGGGCTGTGGATAAGTTTCAGGACCACCTGCGGCGCACAGTGCCCGACGAGCGCGAGCGGCGCATCGTCATGGACTTCATGTCCTACGTCTATCAGAACCCGGGCAAGCGGGTGCAGTGGGCGCTGCTGATGCACGGCATAGAGGGCAACGGCAAGACGTATTTCTTTACAGTCATGCAGTATTTGCTGGGATCCGCCGCCAAGGTGGTCTCGACAACGGCGATCAACTCCGAGTTCACCGGCTGGGCCGAAGGATCTGTCCTGATCAACGTCGAGGAAATCCGCATAGCCGGGACGAACAAGTACGCAATCCTTGACAAAATGAAACCGCTCATCAGCAACGACGTCATTACAGTTATCCACAAGGGTAAGGACGAGAAGCATATCCCGAACTTCACCTCGTACATGATGATGACGAACCACGCCGACGCCATCCCCGTGTCGGACAACGACCGGCGCTACTGCGTGATCTCGACGGCCTTCACGCGCAAGGAGGAGCTGTGGGAGGCCCACGGCGGCGAGAAGGCGGCGGAGCTGTACTTCGCGGAGCTGTTCGACACCTTGGAGAAGCGTCCCGATGCTCTGGCGCGGATGCTGAAGGACTGGGAGGTGACCGGGGACTTTTCACCGCGTGGCCGTGCGCCGATGACGAAGGGTCTTATGCGCATGCGTGACCTGAACGTCAGCGACGACCGGGATATGGTCGAAGTGGCGCTCGACCAACATGCCTGTGAGATTGTCGGGCCGGACCTGATCGACGTGACGTACTTCAACCGTCTGATCATGTTGGACGGTGGCGACGTGCTAAAATCTCGGGCGCTCGGGCACGTCCTCGGGGATATGGGCTATCAGCCGATAGACAAGCGGCGGGTGATGATTACAGAGGCCGGCGCTAAGGCCTCTT